CTCACGGTGGGAAACTATGCGCTGGGCCCCCTCCGGGAAGGACCCATACAGCGTGGGCGTCAAGACAGTTAGGCGCGTTCCAGCGTCGGCGCGTATCCTGGACGCACTTGACACGTGACGTCGGTGCTTCCGCTGGATCCGCTCAGCGTCGCGCGGATCTGCACCGTATCATCGACTGCGCGATGAAAGTTCTTGCTGCCGTTGGCAGCGGCAAAGGCGAGATCAGAGCCGAACTCGTCGGTCAGCGCGATCCACGTCGTTCCTTCGTCTGGGCTCACGTAGATCGTTACTGTTCCACTGTCGAACGTTCCGTAACAATCGATCGTGCCCCACATATACCGCAGCGTTTGCGCGGCTCCGTTGCCGTTGGCCGCTGGTACTGCAAGAGTCAACATCTAAGGATCCTCCTTGATCCGTTGTGTTTTCCGTGCTTAGTCGCTGGTCTGTTTGTGGAGCGGTATCATGCACCGCTCGCTCCGATAACTGGATTGCTCCAGGCATCGATCAGCCGCGTCCGCTCGTCTGCCGTCAACAACACGGCGTGATCATCGGGAACAACAAATGCGACCGCTACGCCGCTGGCCGCTGGCCGAGCGCTAAACCAGTGTGTGGTCACATCGCCATCACATCGCCCGCAACCGTTCGCAAGAGCAATCTCCGCTGATCGCTTTAGCGCGGCTGCGCGATCCGTAAACGATAGATACTTAATGCTCACAGCCCAAAATACCTTTGCGTGTTTGCCAGTAACAGCTGCCTTTCGCTCGCACTCAGCGATCCGTTAAAAAGGACTTCCTCGGAGTGATCGCCGTCGAGCGGGCGTGTCCCGCCGTCGGGCTCGGCGCCCGTTGCGTAATTGTCGCCGTCCACTACACCGATAGGCGTGGCGCCCGCGCCTACTGCCGTTCCTACGCCTTGATCTACGCCGTCATGCCAGATCGTCCACGCGGTTGTACCGAGATCAACGGAGATGATCGCGTAGGCTGTGGGATGCGCGTGCGAGCCAGACGGCAAGATCGCGTTGTTCGACGTGTCCTCATACACCGACGATCCGGTGGCGTAGTAGCCTCCTGTTATTTCAAGAGCTAGCCCCGACAATGTACCGACCGCGCCCAGATTTCTGTTGCGCGCGAGTGTTTGCAACGTGCTGGCATTGATATCCAGAACCAAGTGTAAGTGATTCCCGTTGCCCGAACTTGTCATCGATGCGTGATCTGGACAATCGAGCCAATCGTCCGTCCCGTCAAAACGCAAAACCGGTCGGTTGTTCGCGCCGGCCGTGAGCAGGCTCCCGCTCGACACAATTTGCGGCTGCTCCACCACCGTGCTGTTAGTCTTATGATTCGTGTTGCCGCTTTGATCGTACCACGTTGTTACGAATCCATCGCCGCCGTTACAGTACGCCAACAGCGCAACCGTGTCTAAGTGCACCCCGTTGAATCCGAAATCGTTTTCCCCGTTGTCTGAGGAGCGGCGAACACGGATAGCGGAACCAGCGTAACCGGCCCGCAGTTTCCGCACGCTGTAGGCCGCTGCGGCAACAGTCGAGATCCAATCCAAAGGAAAGACGCCACCCCCCCCCGGAATCAGCAGTGTTTGCATCCTGCCCATTAGGATCCCCGTTGCTCCTAACCGGTGCGCATTTCACGCGCCATGGTCGCGAGCGGTCCGCCGATCGGCCCGCTCGTAAATCTCTTTGAGTAAGTCTCGCATCACTGCGGCGTGCGCCTCGCTCGATCCGACTTGGACGATCGCCGCGATCTCGTCCTCGTCACAATCGATAACAAACGTTTCGCACACCTTCCGAGCCTTCCCAGTCGCGGACATCATGACATCGCGAGCCTGGAAGGCCAGTTTCGCCGAATACGACACGTGTCCACCTTCTTTCCGGAAAACGGCCAAAGCGCGGCGCCTGGAGGTGTGCGCCGGATTTGTCCTCTATCCGCTCCAGGCGCCGCTCAATGGATCGGACGCGCTCGTCCACGCGAACCAGGACCTCGAGGCTTTGGCTCATCCGGTCCTGGACCTCAATCAGCTTTTGCACGGCCAGGGAATTCGCGTGGACCTGCCGGTCAAGCCGCCAGCCCCATCGGTACAGCGGAATCCCAAAAGCCAAGGCCGGCGTCATGGCTAGGGCGGCCAGGGCAATCCAGCTCCGTATTCCCAAGGTCACCTTTGTCGCGTCGTTCATCGCTGCAATCGGTCCCGTTGCCATTGTGCCGGTTCGTGGCCAATATCCCGCCGTTCGCGAACGGCTGGCGTCGGATTGAGCTTCGCCTCATGCGCCGCAAACCCCGGGCGGGCGTTTTCCAATGGGACTTTCTTCAGTGCCGCCTCAGTAGTCTTGCCGTCTGGAGCAAAGAGCCATTCGCACTTGACCTCTTTGGCCCATTTCCGCACGACGCGCAACGGGACCATCCAATGGAATGAATCCGCACCTCGCAGCCCAAGCGTAATCATGCCAATCCACTTACCGTCAGCCGTCGTGACCATGCCGCCGCTGCTTCCGGGCAGCCCAGGGCAACTCACTTGATCGAACGGTTCTCGGCTGAATTCCTCGATCCGGCAGCCGACCCGGGCAAGGTTGCCATGCAGCACGCTGGCGGCTCCAATCTCCTGCCCTCCTGGACTGCCGCAGTGAATCACCTGCATACCCGCACTGGGGATTCGATTCCCCTCGTGGAAAACGATCGAGACATCCTTCCAGTTTTTGGCCCGAACACGTAGCAGCGCTATATCTTTCGCGCAGTCCACGGATACGACGCGAGCGATCATGGTTGTTTGGCCGACCCGTTCGCCGGTCGATTCGTCGATTTTCTCTTGAAGTAGCTCGACGTCCCTATAAGTGACCTGCTCTTTCTTGTCGCCATCCGGTGTGACCACTGTCTTGACGACTCGCAGGTCTTCGACCACGTGATGGGCGGTGATGACGAAGTTTGCCTTTTCGCCCTCCACCAGTCGTGTGACGATCGTGCCGCTGCCCCGATCGCTGTAACCCTTTTTGATCGTGACAGAGCAATTCTGGAGATGATTCCCGACTTTCTCCGCTTCCGATTGTGCATAGATCACCGAACACGCAACAATCGCAATCAGCCAAACTACGGCCCTTATCCTATTCATGTTTCAAATTCCTTTATTTGTGATGTGCGAAACTGATCTATGAGAAACCGTCCCACGTGACCGGAGGTGTTCATCGGTGAGTTTTTCGCCATCGCGCTGCCCGTTGATCTCGTCGCCGCAGAAACGCCATCAGACGCTGGAGTCTGGCGACTTGCTGCTCATCGCCCAATCCGGCGTACTCCTGTTTCAGTTCCTCGAGGGTTGGCTGCTTGGCCGCATGTTCCTTTAGCTCAGCCGCGTACTCGCCGAGCGATCGCTGTTCATCGGTGGCGCCATGTATCATCTTTCTTGATCCGTGGCAGCGTCTGGCTGGCGGCCCCAAGGAGTGCTAACCCGGGCCGCCAGCGGACGCCGCTGAGGTGGATTGTGGCCGTTAGGCCGCCGGCCTGGTCGCTACGGCCGTTTCTCCGTCTGCAATGGCTCCGCTCCGCTCAGGGCCCTGCGGCTCCTCAGTCGGAAGCACGCCCTCCGTCACCCCTACCACGCGGGCATCGCCGCCGCACTCGTCGCACACCTGCCACATTTCCAGCAGGCCGGCGTAGAGCTGGGCGCCCTCCTCTGGCGTGATGCGATGCGTGGCCATTCGGGCGTCGAGTCGAGTCGCCGTCGTGATGTGCAGATCGAGGGCGGTTATCAACGTGAAGCCGTCCACGTTGCGGAGAGACATGGCGCTCAGGCTCGGCACATCCGAATCCGTCCCGTCGAGTCGCTCTCGCAATTCAAAGGCCCGGCCGCTCGGTCTGGCGATGCCATCACCCATCCCGGTCGTTTCGCTCGCGGTTGGCAACTCCAAACTCATCGCTTTGGCCAACTCTTCGAGATTCTCGATCTTCTGGTCCTGGTTCCCGCTTGAATGGACCATCTTTCGGCGCAGACGATCGAGGCGGACGAGCCACTGCCGAATCTTTCGGTCGGTGGCGGTCGTCCAGCCCTGCTGCAGCTGCATGTCTTGGAACTGCATCCATTGCTGTCGGGCCTTGATCGCGTGCCCGACGTAGGAATGGATACTGCGATTCGCAAAGAAGGTGATCGCGTCAACAAAAGTCTCGGTCCCCGTGTGGCCTGCCATGCTAGGCTCCCTGTATGGATACTGGCGTCGACCGCTCAGCGCCCTTGGTGAAAATGCGGTCTACGTTTGCTCGAACTCGATCCCGCAAACTGCGAACGAACTGGCGCAGCCCATCATCCTGGGCCTCTGCCGCAAGGTCGGCCGTCGCCTGATCAAACTCGCGCCCGAGGTGTTCGTCGTACAGTTGATCTCGCGCGCCGTTTGACCGATACAGCTGTGCCAGCTGCTCAGCGTAGTTTCGATAACGATCTGGGCCTGTGGTCGCCGGCTGCTGCTGAGAGCCGCCCGCCGCCCGTCGGCGGCGTAGTAGACGCAGCCCGGACATTCCCGCCCAGATCAGCCATGGGGCGGCTGAGACCCCTCCAGCAGCCGCAGCGAGCGGGAGAAGATGCTTACGAAGGACATCCTCGATCGACGGGATAGCGGCGGCCGGGCCTTCTGTGGTCGACGGCGGAGGGGACGCTTTCAACTGCTCGATTGATGCGGCAACATCGGCCAATCTGCGGGCGATCCCTTCCATTTGGAGAGTGGATGGCGCTCCCTCGGTGGGGGCCTGCTGCAATTTCTTGAGCTGACCGGTCAAGGCTTCCAGGCGCTTGGAAAGATCGGAATCGCGATAGGCGAGATTGTCCGGGACGGTGGCAATGGTCTGTAATTGGCCCGTCAGAGCTTCAAGTTGCTTTTCCAGACCGGCTACCCTATCTCCGAAGCCAGACGCGGCGCACGCCTCCGCGGCGCAACGTTCTTGATTGCGGATAGCCGCGATGTGTTCCGCGAGCGCATAGATCGCCTTGGTCTGATCTCCCACCTCTTCGGCCAATTCGCGCAGGCCGGCGAGCTCGCGATCCTTCCCATTCGCCTCGTTATCGCCAATTGTCTCTTGTTCTTGTCGAGGCGTAGGCACGGGGACGAGCTCGCCCGCCGGCTGCATCTTGGGGGGCGTAGTGGCGGGCTCCGTTGCTTGTCGTGGAAGCGGGGGCGGGGCGGCCGGATAAACCGCTTGGCCGCCTTGCGGGATCGTCTGAACTTGGGGCGACCGACTGGGCCTCATCGTCTTGTCGCCGCAGATAGCGCAAGGCGAAAACCGGTGATGCCAATGGCCTTGAATCTGCTGGCATACGCCGTTCAGGCAGCGGGTGTGGGGTGGCACCCATTGCCACTGCAGCCGCTCGAGGATCTGGCATCGCTGCGCCGTGTGAGGATCCTCGGACGCATGCACCGGTGCGCAAATCGCGAAAGTCAGGATGGCCAACAGAAGGCGTTTCATTGGTTTCGGTAGTTCCAAATCACAGCGTTCGCAAGGGTCAGCATCATCAGGACGGCGCCGGCGAGGATCAGGCCGTCGGTCATGCCGCCTCGGCCACCGCTGGCCGATAGCTCACGGCGCCGCGTTTCGTTTGGGTCGTGCGATGCCGCATCCTCTTAAGCATTCGCTCCACGGCCTTCAGGTCCGTTGGATCGACATCCGGCAGCTTGCCGGACTTCTCGAACTTCTCGGGCAGCGCATCGAGCATTTGGAGACGTTTCGCCTTTGGCAGCTGGTCGAGCAAATGGGCCACCAGGTGCGCCACGTTGGCCCCAGTTGAGCCGGCGACCTGTGTCTCGTGTCCTACGGTCAGGACCCCGGCAAGCTCTTCCTGAATGGCTGCTCCGCTGCAGCGGCTGGTGATCTCGATCTCGAGGTCATACGCCTGACCGTCCTCCAGCAAATCCCGGTCGGCTTCCTTCGCAGCGTGGGCCTTCAGCGCGTGATAGGTGGCGCTTCTGAGCTTAGCGCGGCTGATTCTGGGCATCCTTTCCCCCCCTACGGTTCAAGAGTGAACTCATACTGAAAGAAGAGTGAACGGGTCAGATCGTTCGGCGTAGTCAGGAAATCCGGCAGGTTTGGAACCGGATCAACGAAACCGCCGAGACGGCAAGCAAGCGCCACGGCGTGGCTGCAGAATGGCCGAACGTTGCGGCCGTTATTCACTATGTCGGAGGTTTCCAGGGCGTAGAAACGCCAGACCAGAGGGACTTTCCGCAGCCCTATCCGAAGCACCGAGCGATAGCCATAGTCGAGGCGCGTCAGCAGCTCCATATACTGGACGGCTCCCTTCGCGTCCCATCCCTCAAATGGCTCATCGAAGTTGGTAGTCCAGCGTCCGCCAGCGTTCGGCGAGAAGATATCGATCCGCCCTGGGTACTTGTCGACCTCAGCCCGGAGCGGCCGAACCCTGCCCCCGTGGAACTCGCGGAGCTCGAGGACGTCCACGCTTGCGAGCCCGCGCCGAAGAAGAGCGGAATGAGAGTGCGGGCCGCCGGTAGCATAGCAGATGATGTTGGACAGCCAGCCTTGACCGAGGCCCCGGTACTGGGCGAGCCACGCGTTGCCAATCCTGGGCGCCGCCCGATTGTAACAGAGGAGTTTCGGGTTGGCGGGGTCGAAGTGCGTCATGCGTCGGAGGACCAGGGGGGCGCGGCATCCCTGCCGCGTTATCGCAATCCCTTGCGTCCCCCCCGGTGCTATGCCAAGCACAACGGCCGACGGGTCCGCTCTGGGCCCGTTGGCTGATCTGCTTAGTCGCCGCGGACGGTCACATGGGCCGTACTCACAATGACGATTTTGGCCCGTAGTCCGCTGATCATCTCGAGGGTAATCCGGCCGGATTCCAGCTCGAGGACGCCCTCAAACACCAGCGTCTCGCGCCTTGTGATTTGCCCCTGCTCCGTCACGTCCAGCAAAACGGCATCCGGATGCACCGCTGCGACGCGCAGCAGAGCGGCATCGCCGATCAGGATCGCTTTCCCTGCCCTGATGTTGGCGACAAATGCCCCTCTAAGCTGCTCCGCTTCTGGGTTCATCCGTGCCCCGATACGAAAAAAGGCCGTCGGTCCCTCTCGGCAACAAGAGGGAGCGACGGCCTTCGCTCGCTTGCCAGCAATCTGCCAATCCGTTCTCCCAATATGGTACAGACGGAGGCCCAAAATCGCAAGCGATATACTGGCGCTGAGCTAGCAGCGCAGAGGTTTGTAAGCCTTTGCAGATCCTGCAATTACGCCGATTGCTGCGGCTGGTCCCAGAGCATCATGTATGGGGGTCGTGCCAACACTCCACCAGATGGTCTGGGCTGCCGGGCGGAAGATCCCGCCGCACAGCGTCCAACGTCGGCACGCGTTCACGGGCGCCCAGCAGCGTGCCTGCCTTCGCGACGGTGCGGACGAACTGCGCCGGCTGGCTATCCCCCGCCCACCACTCGCGGACCCAGTAAACGGGCTGGCTTCGTGCATGCGGCTCCAACGTGATCATCCAGAGGTACACGTTTTGGCTCCCTTACGCCACAGCTGGTGGCTTGATACGCCGTTGGCCGACCGATAGGTCGACAAGGGCGGCCGACTCATAGGCATTCTTCCGCGGCAGTTCCCTGCGACGGATCGGCACGCTGGCCGGTGCTAGGAAGCGCAGGCGAACCGTACTAGCCGAGCATTTATCGACTTCGACGATGATCTCCTTTCCGCACACCATGATGGCGACAGCCTCTTTGGCCTTCCGGCTCAACACGAGATTCCTCAGTCGTTCCTTCGTCATAACACACCCCTCCGTAAGTGCTGACAACACAGGGCGCCCACCATTTGGGCATCCGCAAAACGCTATCATTTGGCCAACTGTCCAGCCACTTCCTCCAGTTTTTCGAGCAATTCACCGCGCATCGACTCCGGTCGCCGTCGCCAACGCTCCCAGGCGAACTGATCTGATCCAAAGGCGGAGGCGGCGAGTTGCTCAAGTTCCTGCTGGCTCATCGCGTCCAGCATTGACCCATACGCCGATTCGAGCCGCTCAGCCCTCTGTCGCTCCTGGGCGAGCAAATCCTGTCTTGCAGCTCTCTCGGTCCGCTCTGATCGGAGCCGCTTTGCTCGCGCCGCCTTCCGCTTGCGAATGGCTCGCGGGTCGACCAGGTCTTCGGCCGGCCAGCGGCCGCTGCGAATCCGGAAACTGATCGCCCCAATTCCACGGAGCTTGTCAGGGTTGGCATCGAGGATCTCAAGGAAGTGCGCCACGTCCTCGAGCGTTAGGCCAGCGGCCAGAGCGTCCGCGATGATCTTCCGCGGCGCTCCGGCTCCGCGATCCTGCAAATCCCCCCCCACCCGCTCGAGTTGTTCGGCAGTGTCGCCGCCCGCGGCAGTGTCGCCGGTCGGTTTGGTCGAGGGTTGGCTAGGGTTATACAAGGATTCATTCCTATCTATAGGCGCGGCCAACTTGGCCGCGCCTGCGGCCAACTTGCCCTCCGGCGCGGCCAACTTGGCCGCGAGGGTCCGCCAAGAGATTACGGTTCTGGTCAGCACCAGATCCCGCTGCCGATCGTAGACCTGTTCGACCCGCAGCAGGCCCAGCCGCCGACCGTCGGCCACCGCTCGCCGCACACTCCGCGGGCTCCGCTGCAGCTTGCGGGCTATCGTCGCATGGCGGGCGTAGGTCACGACGCCAGCCATCGGCCCGCGTCCGCTGGTCTGCTTCCAGACAATCCTGATCAACTCACGGAGCCAGTGGGCTCGATTTGCGGTCAGCTGTGGGTATCGCTCGGGCCCCACTGAATCAAGAGCCGCAAACCGCTCGGCTTCGGACAGCTGCGCAAAGGCTTGTATTTCCGGTTCGGCAGTGTCGCCGTCGTGAAAGTCAAAGGTTTGCTGTCGCTTATCCATGGCCGTTCTAATGCAAATGGCGTCCGGGCGGATCCATCCGCCCGGCTGGCGGTCGCCCAGAGACCGCCAGCCGGGCCACACGCGTCCGTCCGACATTGGGGCGGCTGGCTAGGCCGCGGCTGATTCCGGCCCAGCTTGGGGCGGAGTGGTGGCCGGAGCGGATGGCGTCATGGGGACGGACGGCGACCCCTGCAATAGATCGATTTGGGCGTCCAACTGCGCCCGCAGGGTCTGCAGAGCGGCGATCGCCTCCACTGTTTGCTCTTCGATGGCTTCCGTTGCTTCCTTGACCCGATCTTCCTTCTGTTGGACAACGGCCTTGGCGTCGGCCAACTCCTGTTTAGCGGCCGTCTGCCCAGCGCCAGCCTCCGCTACGTCGGCGACCTCCTTCTCGGCGAGTCGGCTCGCTTCTCGAAACTTCTCCCAATCCATTACACACCTCCAGTGAACTGAGTATGAAAACCTGTCCCCAAACAAACCCAGGAGAGCGGAGGGGACTGCGCCGACATCGACTTGCACGCCCTCCAACGCTCCCGCTGGGAGCGGCTGCCGAGGGACCCGCCCCCCCGGGCTCAGCAAGCCGCAGCTCGCCGCGCCGACTGCTCACAGCCATTGCCAGGGCGGAGCACCAGCCGCCCTGGCTGGGAGCAGAAAACGAAGTTGCCTCGATCTGCACCTCCTTTCTCCACAGGTCCCGATGCTCGACAAAACGGGTATCGAATGCCGCACCGGTGCGCAGCGGTTTAGGCCTTCGGTCCACGCACCCCCCCCCACGGTGGGGATTTGCAAAATCCCGAAAATATACACGCGGACGTGTTGACAGGGTACACGCGAGTGTGTATATTACCGGTAGAGAATGAGATAAGGAGAACGACATGAACACCTATTACCGCTTCCAGCCGACTGGCAAAGATTTGCTGGCCTGGACCAGCCAGGGCAGCGAGGTTGAGAACGCGGCCGGTTGCGTGTTCGCGTACCGCTCTCCTGACGAAACAATCGCCGGCTTTCACGCCTGGGGCCTTCCAGATTTTCTGGCGGAAGTTATCGAGTTCACGGGCGACGAGGCCAGCCAATACGATCCCGGCGACTACGAGGGCGTGGCCATTCGCCCGATCGCCGAGATCCGCCGCCTCGAGCTTGGTGAATGGCTGGCGGAGCACGGTGCCGACGATCTGGCTGCGGCCTGGGACGCCAAGCAACTCTATTGCGAGTAGGAGCCCACCGTGACACTCGACGACGTTCTCAGGGCCGCCATTCGCAAGACGGGCAAAACGAGCTACCGGCTCGGCAAGGACACCGGTATCCCCCAGCAGACGATCGATCGGTTCCTTGACGGCGCCGACATGAAGCTCTCGACTGCCAGCCGCTTGTGTCACCATCTCAAACTCCGCCTTTCAAAGGCCCGCTAACGACCGGTTTAGGCCTCCGGTCCTCGCCCCTCGGCTGTCTTACATAGCACGTCCATGAACTCGCCAGCCGAACGTAGGGCAGCAATCGTCATCGAACCCGCACACGCGACCAAGTTGACAAACGTCTCGCTGGCGTCCGTTTTCTTCGCCAGGTCGGCCAATTCCGCGTACATTTCCGCCGTCCGCTTCAATCGCTCGGCGTGCTTGCGGATCTGTTTGCGTGATTCTCTGCGATTCGCCATGATTTTCGCCGCTACCGGATACGCCGTCCGGTCACTTCGGCTTAACGGCCGTTGCATACCAGGCCGCCAGCCATTCGACATCCGCCTCGCCGGAAATCACCCGTTCGATACCGGCCCGCAATTGATCGGTCACGCGGAGCATCGCCCGCAAAACGTCCGGCTCCATAATCACAGGGCAGCCGAGAGACTCGGGGAAGTCCTGACCGTCGCCTTGCCAGTACCACACCTCTCCCTTGGGAATACGGCTGAGCGTTCTGTTTTCCTCTTGAAGTCGCTGGATCATCGAGCGGTCCAAAAGACCTTGCTGTACGCGCGCCGCCCAGTCTTGGCGCAATAACTTGTCCTGCTCCCGTAGCTGGCGGATTGCCGTCTGCATTTCCGCCAATTGGACGGCCAATTCACTTGTCATGTCGTCCCCCACGTCGTAGGGCGGCTCTGGCGTCCGTCCGTCGTAGTCGCTTGCTTTGGCCATGTCGGCCCCCTTTCCCTACCGGAGACGTCATCCGATCACATAGGTTGTCGCCGGAACTTCAGCCCGATCTATAAACGGCGGCCCGCCAGTGTCCCCCACCTGGCTCCCCTCATCTCAGTCCATACGGACTCGTGAGTGCGTCGCCCCCGGCTCCATGCCGCGACCGCCGACATTCATCTTCCTTCAGCTCCGCTCTACTTCCTGTGCCGCTTCAGCACGCGATTTGTTTCCCAGGGTTTACGCATCGGGAACGTCAATTGCTCGCCTTTTTCTCGCAGTGTCGCAACACGAAATGATCCGCCCCGCACAGGTCAAAATACGCAGCCTCATCAAACCGCATGGCCGCACCATTCAGCCAGTCCAGCATCAATTGCATCCACTCGTAGGTGTTTTCGCGGCGACACGTAGCGGCGAATCCAACAAACTTTTCAAAGTGCTGCGCCAACTTCCTCAACTGCTCGTTCTCCTGCCGCAATTCCTCAATCCGATCGTGCTGCATCGTCAACCGTTTGGCCGCTTCACGTGCCAAGCGCTCGCCGGCCCGTCCTTGACGCGCCAGTTCTGCGGCGATCGGGATTGCCTCGCGTACTGGCTCTGGTTTTTGGTCGTAGCACATTGGATTCACCGGAGAGTCAACCCGGTCGGTTTGCTTCCCACTCGCGGCACGCTGGCCAGAAACCCTTGACGTCGCTTCCCGCTCCGTGAATCCACATGGCCGTTGCCAGGTCGCACTTCTTGTAACCCTTGTCATGGTGCATGTGTGTGATCCAATGGCAGCACGTCCGGCACGTCTGATCCGGCGGGCCGCTCCCAATCGGAGCGGGCGTTGCCGGTGTAGCCGGTAAACGGCTCACCCAATCTCGCCGCTCAATCTGGAATAGGTCTGGTTGCCGCATGACGGTCCTCGGAAACTTCAACCGCTCCTGTTTTCGACGAACAGTTCCCACGCCTTCATCGTCACCTTCCGCCGACACTCCAAGCAGTGATCGATCAGGGCGCCTTCTGCCTCGTCGTAATCGCAACGCGGGCAGCCGTCGAGCACGTCGCGCATGGCCTTTCGGAGTCGCTGAGTTTCGTTCTCGTACTTCATGCCTCGCACCGCAGAAAGCAACGCGTCTCGGTGTCGCTTCGAGCCCTCTAATTGAGGCCCATCTGGTCCAGGCTGAATCAGCATTTTCGCGAGATCGACGATCAGTTGGAGCCGCTTGTTGTCTGCAAGCAAATCTCGTATCGTTGCCGTATGGTCAATCATCATCGCGTCTGCTCCCTGTGTGGGATGATCACCGCTCAGCTTCCCCGCCCTCTGTTTCGCCGTCGATTGTCGCACTCTTCTCCGCCCATGCCTCTGCTGTTTTGAGCACCTCCCGCACGAATCTCACGCGAGACTCAGGATGATATTGCTCGGCCGCGGCGAGCAAATCATCCGCCGCCCTGTCAATGTCCGACGCCCAGAATGCTGCCGAACGCCACTGGCGGTTATTCATCGTTCAACTTCTCCGATCGCCGTCAGCACAACTGCTTTCGGTCTTTTCGTCAGCCCGGATGTGGTCGCGGACCCACTTGATCCAGGCGTCCCACTTCTGGAGGTTGGCCGTGTGCTTGGCCATTCGCCGCTGCTTCTCGTCTTCCAAGAGGTTCGGACTGCTCGCACACCGTTTCGTCCACGCTGACGTTCGAGCACGCTGGCTCTCCAGGTAGCGGGCCAACTGCTCCGGGTCTTCCAACTCAAACAGCTTTTCACCGCACCAGGGGCAATACGGCGTCTCCTGCACGTCACCGCAACACTTTTTGCGTTTCACACCGATCCCCCTCCACCCGGATCGTTCGCGCGGTCCGCTCCTGTTCGATGACACCACAGCGTCTCAATTACCGTGCCATCATGCAAAATGATGCTGCCCGGCGATTTCCCGTGTCCACAACAGCAAGCCGCCGTGTATTCACCAGCGGCGTTCAGAGCGTTCACCGTCCCAGCCAGGCATTTGTCAACTGGTTTTTGGTCCCATCGCGCCTTGCCCGTGTGCGATAATTCCGCCGGAATCTTCACCCAGCACAGCTCTGTCTCTCGACAGCCATGTACGGCGTTCGTGATTTCAGTCACAGTCATCGGTGTCCCGCTCCGCTCCGGTTTTCTGTCTGTCGATCGCCCGGTGATTCGTCCATGACGGGTGGGCCTCCACGGCCTCTTTGAATCCGTCTGGCGTGTCGCTCCAACCCACCAGCATCGGCTCGCCGTCCTCGTCGTCACACCAGATTTCGTAGCGTCGGCCTTTGTCGCCGATCTTTTCGGGTGGAAGTGTCATTGCTCACTCAATCCACATTGCGTGATCAGGTCGTCAGCTCGCTGCCTTGCCTCTCTTTGCATCTGACAAATAACACACCCAGCCCCACGTCGTTGTGTCGGGTCCCAGTGATTATGCCCACCCACACCATTGCGAAGCACGATCGTCGCATCGTGCAACAATCGCACGTTTTCCCGCAGCAGCTCGATCTCGTCGTGTTGCAGCTTGAGCCGGCGGGCAGCCTCATTTTCTAACACCCGCCCTCCTCGCACCAACTCCGCGGCAATCACAATCGCCTCTCGCGGCTGTTTCGGCTGTTCGTCGTAGCACATGGTTTGTTCCCCGGAGCAACACCCCGCTCCTCTATGGTTTTTCATCGGACACTGTCCGATCCATTCCGAATTTCCCAGCAGTGAGTTGGCCACCATGCCCCCGACGCTTTGGGTTCTACTTGATCAAGCAACCATGGGATCAGTTCGTTAGCCCACTCAGCGAAGGATATCCACCCACCAACAGAAAGGGCGTTCACATCAAACACCACGTCGTGACTTATTCCGTTGCCTCTCCGAAATCCGATCCAGTGCGTGTGCCTATATCTAGCCCGCATCGGCACTCCTGGCCGCGTCCAGGGACCGCCCCACTGAATCCTCGCGAGCCCCCAGACGGGCCAAACAACGCTGCCGAGGGCTGGCTGCCGCGCCGATTGAAACACTCGGCGGAAGGGAACGTGCAGATCCCGTAGGATGCCAGCCATGAGCGAGGGATTCGTGTATCCCTTCCGCTCAAACTCGCGCAGGTGCGGCCTGATCTCCGCCGGCGTCTTATCCAGTACGGCACAGAGCGACGCTGGGCCGCAGTTGAACCCCCACTTGGCGGCCTCATCAATCATGTCCCAATGCCAGCCAAGTCCTGGGATCGGGCCGCTCTCGATTTCAGTCATCACAGGATCCCCGGTGTACTACCCCGATCCCCTAAAACAGTCGCCCCGCTGAATCCGTGAAAGATTCCCCGCTCACCAGCAGGACCTCGCGGGCCTTTGCTTGGTTTGTGCCTCGACGTCCCTGATGCGCCAGGCTCTTGCTCACTTCGATGACAACCTTCGTCCAGCCTGGATATAGCTCGGCCAGTCGCGGATCATCGTAGTAAGACACAACCACACGACTTGTCCTGAACCGGCCCAACTGGTTTGCGAGCTTGCTGTGGGCCTCCCAAGCTTTCTCGGGATCACTCCGCCTCGCAGACGACAAGCCGAAGTCGTACACGTAGGTTGCGCCTTTGACGAGGTAGGGCGGGTCCACGTAGACCGCCGTACCCGGCTTGTCCTCGATCTTTGGAATCAACTCAAAAGCATCCCGCCGAAGCACCGTGACGTTGGCCAGGCGGCGGCGCCACGCCGGAATCGACTGGACTACACTCTGCCATCGTTTCGCCGCGTGGCCGCCATTGGCCGTATACCGAACGCAGAAATGGTGGTTGTAGTTGGACGTCCCCGCCACGCCGTTACGGCCCAACCAGGACGTCACGAAGTAGTGATAGGCCCGCTCGGGATCAAGGACGTCGCCCTCCCACTCCGCCCGAACCATCTCCGCCGACTCGCGGAAGAGGTCCTCAACCATCATGGTTCGCCGTAGCCGGCGGTAGAACCGAGGCCCCTCTACGGGATGCTGGATCACCCGCGCCAGGTTCGTTAGGTCCCCGTGTAGGTCGCTCACCGTCTCCATGACGCCTTTCGGCTTTGCCAGCAGGACCGCCATCGAACCGCAGAACGGCTCCCAGTAGACGCGGTGCTCGCCCAGCTCGGCGACAATGCGATCCGCAAGGTTCCGCTTCCCGCCGAACCATGGGGCGATTGCCTTGATTTTGGGTGCTGTACTATGCATAGTTGGTACTAACAGATCCTCTTAGTTTCCCTGATTTCGACTTTGCGGATATTGGCCCGGCCAGCAACCGCAGCGGCCACCTCTTCCGCCCTAGTCCGCTCGGTGAACTCACCAAACCGCAAAGCATCTGGGTCGTCGCCGTACCCCCTATCAACCATGTGGTCATACCAAGCGAGGACGGTAAATCGCGGGCGGTAAACCTCCACCACCTGCTCGGGCTCGAATGTGCGTTCACCGTTCGTTATCATGTTCACTCGGTCTCGCGACCGCTCCTGTAAAGCGCTGCCGGTCTCTCCCGACTGTCACACCACTTCTCTATCGGTTCGGCGGAGGTCATCCGCAGGTGTCGCGCCTTCCCCCTCTTGGTATCAGCCTCTATTCCCCGGACGGGCTCACCGGGGATCTTCTATCTTCATGATTTGCTTTCCGATCCATTCGGCAATGGCCGGTACAATAGCATTCCCAAGTCCGCGCAAGCGCTCCACCCGATTGGGAATCCCATCAGCCACTCGACCCACATCGGGTTCAACTTTCCAACCTCCGTAGCCGGCCGCCGCTCGGCTTTTGATTTCGTTGCCTGAATCCAGGTGCAATCCGGCTCCCCATTCGGATAGCGCTGGGCAGCCATCGATAATCCCCAATTCCCCCGCCCGCCAATCACACACGCGCTCCCCGTATCTGAAGCATTCGGGGTAGGCCACAATGAACACGCGATCGCGGAGGTGAACTGCACCAAAGGCCGCCGCCGGTAAGCATTCCCATTCCGCATCGTACCCGAGCGCGGCCAACTCCCCGAGAACTGCATCCATCCCCCGAACACGCAGCGCTGCGACATTTTCCACGAGCACGTATCGCGGTCGTAGTTCGCGAATGATTCGCGCGAATTCGAACCACAACCCGCTCCGTTCGCCGTGGATTCCAACCCCGCGACCAGCGGTGCTGATATCTTGGCATGGGAATCCCCCGCAGATGAGATCGCAGGACCAATCGCCATAGGGGGGGGGAAGGTGCACACATCATCCCACCTACGGATCTGCGGCCAATGCTTTGCGAGGATTGCCTGGGCATATCGATCATTCTCCACCTGCCAAACACACTCCATACCGGCTCGCTCAAGGCCCAAATCGAAGCCTCCGATGCCGGCGAAAAGGCTCCCGAACCTCATTTACCCCCCCCTGCGGTAGGGTTTCCGATTATTTTCCCAAATCCGAGCCTCCGCCCGGTTTTTGGGGTTGACACCGCCAGCCCAATACCGATAATTGGGGGTAGATGATACATGTAACCCCTTACACAGGAGTTTGGATTGATGGCCGAAACAACACTGGCTGCCGACATTCGCGAAGCTCACGAGCGCACCTACAACTCGGCCAAATGGAGCGACATCTACGATACGCTCCGTGATTTGGCCGATGAGCATGGCCCCTCTACAACTGGTCCCTGGCTGTTGGTTCGCACCGCATTTCACGGCGGTGGAATTGTGAGCCGCCACGGCAGGGCGATGCGAGCCGCTGAGGCAGCCCGCTCGCACGCCTCCGATTGTGCGTGCGGCTGTGTAGCAATCGTGCGAGAAGCTGATTACACAGAACTCCCGAGCCACACTGAGGCTCGTAGCCCCTATTCGCCGGCGCGATAATATGGGACTCCGCGAACTCAAACATGCGTACGGCATCAAAAACTCCAAGCAGGCCGTTGCCGCCGCCATCCGCAAGGAGATGGTCGGCGGCGACAACCTGCTGGACGCTCTGCCGTTGGTACACCGATTGGCCACCCGACTCAAAGAGCGGGGATTGGCCGGCTCAGACGAGGCGTACGAGGCCCTCGACGCCCTCGTGCGGCTGCGTGAGCTAATGGCGGACTTGGTGCTCCGCAGATATGAGTGAGGATCGCTCATGGGAGGTAAGCCCACTCGCGGCTGGCCCGCCGGCCGCCCCCGCAACACCGTGGATGAGGAGCGACTTGCAGCCGTGCTGGAATCGCTCGCGCAGGCCCTCGCACTCGCGGAGCAATGGCGATCAGTGTCCGTCCGGGGGCTGGCCGAGCATCTCGGCGTGAGCGATACATCGGTGCAGCGCTGGCTCAGCGGCCAAAACAGGCCCAACGCCAAGACACTGAGGCAAATTGAGCGTTGGCTGGCTCGCATGTCGCCAGGTTGATTACTCATCGCTCACCCTCTCGGGATCCCCGGATCCTAATATAGCTCGCGCTGCATCGGCATCTCTGGATCCCCGGTTACTCTCACCGGTCACGTTCCGTTTCGAACGTTCCCCCGCAGTGTCTGCATTGCACGTCCGGAGGCATCACCATAATGCAGCCCTCATCGCCTGGTTCGATACCCATTTCCTCGAGGATTTCCTGCGCATCCTCGTCGGACATTTCTGGCACAAGCCCCCGCTCAAAGTTCTCCCGGCCACAATCAGGACAGTCCCATTGGTAGGCCGGATGCATCTCAACTGTAGTCATCGCTGGATCCCCGGTCAGGTTCAGCGGTCCTTGTCGCTGGCTGCTAGTTCGAGTTCACTAATGCGTTCCATTGCCGACTCAAGCGTCCAATGTTTGGCCGCTTCTTCGCCTCGCATGAGGCCGCTCGCCAAAGCCGCGAAGGTGTTCGCCGCCTGTCGCCAATGATTCCGCTCTCGCTCCAGATGATCCATTTTAGACGCAGCTTCCTTCAGCCGGCGATCGAATGATTCAATCGTCCGTCGATTGGCAATGCAGCCCGAACAGAGCACCGGTGTCCCAGGTTTCTTCCGGCAGGTTTCGCACTCACAAAATGCGCTCATGATGCTCCCTTGCTCTGCACCTCATCTACAAAACTCTGCAACGCCTTAATCAATTGCTGGACCTGCGTCGCCGTCATGGCTGGCGCAGCCGTCGGGCGGCCGAACACGTCGACAAACAACCGCACGCGAGGCCCACAGTCGGGCTTGGGCATCGCCTCGCGAACCGCGAACGGTGATCGTGCCATCAGCACATCCGATGTGCCCATAAAACCCGACGCCTGATCCGCTCATTGTTCGCTCCACGGTTCACCAGATCGCGCAAGCTGCGACTACAGCGGCCAATAACCCCAAACAGGCCAGCAGAGCCACCCATGCCGCATGTGGGTCGGAATCCTGCTCTTGCTGATCTATCCAATCAAGGCGTTGCCGTTGCCGCCAGAGCGGCTCTCCGTTGCGCTCCATCGATCACCCCTCGCTTTCAGGTACTCGTGGGCCGTGTTGATCGAATCGAATCCAGCCAGCTTAGCGATGGCGGTCGCAAGCGTGCTCATTCGTGCCAATTCGTCCGCACAATCCTCCGCGACCCCCTGCAGGCGGTTCAGCTCGCTGGCAAGCTCTTCGTGTCCGCACGAATCGCAGTAGCCAGTGCCTACCTCGAGGGCATGTTGATCATCCACAGGGTGGAGGATCCCCTTGCATTTGTTCCACCGCTCAATCACCGGTCACCTCCGTATTCACTGGATCCCACCTCTCGCCGGCAAGCACCGCTTCCCACTTCCGGTGCTTGGTTTGCATGGTCAAGTTGTCGGAGTCGATGTAGTTCAGCTTCGTGCAAACTGTTCAGCGGCTTGTGTAGCCGCTCGGCTTGCCTGAGCTCTTCGAAGACGTCGGCCAGGAAATCGCCGTGCGTCTCGCGAAGCTCTAGGCCGGCCTGCGCTTCTAAGATGATTGGCTGCATCGGTTCCCCTTTCACTACAGACTCGCCGCCCAACGTAGGATGTCTTGCCGATCAGTCAGGCGGGCCAAAACGTCGGCGTAGGCCTTGGCAAAGGCGCGACTGCTCGAGCCGTCTGGCGGGAAGTGCGTCGGGCACACGTAATTCCGCCGGCCGTCGATCTCCAGCGCCCGCCAATCGGTGTTGGTCTCCAGCGAGCTCCGCTCTTGCTTGCCGCAGAGGGCGCACGTCATGAGCTCGCCGCGGAAGACCGTCGCGGCGCTCTGTCGGGCCTCGGCTTCCGAAACGCCCCAGCCGCAGGTCGAGACGACCGGGCCACGGCGTCGGTTGCTTCGTCTTCTGCGGATGTTGCTTCGTCGTCGAACCATCGTTTCCCCCTACCGGACGAGCGCTCCGGTCATTTCGCCGACGAAGCAAAGGCCAAGGCCAACGGAGGCCTCCAATCCCATAGCCCTTGCTTGCCGCTTATTTCGATTGGCGAGCCAAGCCGCCGCACGTCCTCGAGAATCCACAACCACGGACCCTCTGCGTGTACGTGATAGCGGATCCAGCCGTATCGGTCTTCATGGTCCGCCACCGCTAACCATCGCTCCACGGACGATATGTGCGTACAAGCGGCAAGCTGGGCGATCGCCACCACGGCGCCGAAGTCCATATCGGCGGGCAACGGGTCGTAGGTCTCGAGCCAGTCTTGCGACTTGCCCGCGTGAATCGCCAGCGGCCCCCTGTAGCTGGTCCCCCATCGGCGATTTTCGATGCGTTTTTCGCCGCAGGCGATCAGCTCCGCATAGGGTTGGCAGATCGTCAACGCCTTCATCGAATCCCCCTTACCGGTTTCCCCCTCCGGTCCATCTTCAGTAACACAACAAAGATCGCGGAAGTATGGATGACACACTAGGCCGAGCCCCCTCTGCCTTAACCGGGTTTGCAGAGTCGGTCATCGGGAACGGCGCACCTCGGGCCCACCTGGTAACGCCTTTTTCGGCTCCATCGAGTAAACTCGACCATACTCCCGCGATCCCATGCTTTCGCTTTCAGCCGGTTACGCCGCCGGCGTCAGCCAGCCCTTCTTGGTGTCCGCTCGCACAGTTGTTATGGAGCGGTCCGCCCTGTAAGCGTTCCACGCGTGAATGGCGGCTTGGTAGAACTCCCCGGGCTTAATTGGATCCCTCCTGCCATTCCTGCCGTCCTTCTCCCGTGCGCGGACGTACCATTGGGAAAGAACGGTTGTCGGATGTTGCTCTTCGAAGTCCTTGCCGCCTCGGGCCACTTGCTCCCAAAACCGCTTCGCTTCTGCTTCGTTGCTGATCCATGTCTGGTACATTCCAGACACGATCTGTTTTCGCCGCAATTCCGGCGTCTTGATCGAAAACACTTCCCCAATCCACTGCACAAACGTGTGCAGGCCAATTTCTCCAAAGAGCACGTATTGGTCGTCTCCAGTGGGGACCGGCACGCCTTCAACCTGGCGGCGCCACCAGGCAACGCCCTCAATTGCCAGCTTGGCCGAGGATCTTACGACGTCGCGGATCGGGTCATAGAGTCCTTGATAGGCCCCCGAAATGTCCGCCGGTCCTCTGCTGCTTTTGCGGTCGTCGAACTGCCGAAACAGCAACGCCAAACCGTCTGGGCCGTCGACGTGGTATTCGTCCAGGTGAACCTGCAAGCCATCCGGAAACTCGGGAAGCTCGCAAAGCATGTGCGAGGAATGTTGACCATTCATCCGGAGCCAATCCTTTTTGAGCTTCGCCTTGGACCAGTGAAATGTCACCAGCAAATTGGCTTCCGCCTTTTGCTCTAGGTGTCGAAGCCGCCTTGGGTCCAGTTCCCTTTCAGTTGGAGACGGCTTGAGGTCTCGAAACTCCGCAGCCGCTTCCCGCGTGAGCGGCATACAACGAGACGATGCGAGCGTGAAACTAGCCATTGTCCTTACTCCTTTTGCAAAGGACGTTCCTGAAAACGCGCCAACCACTGGCGCCAATCGACGGAATCACTTAGCCAACCGATCAAGGAGCTTCTTGAGCTGATGGACCAAGGTAAGAACAGTGGGCGGAGACATGGTCGCCATGTTCTTTTTGCCCTCAGCTTCGAGCGCCTTGAGGATGGGTTCTGCTTCCTTCCGCAATACCTCAACGATGACTTTCTTCTTGCCTCCTTTCACGATGCGAAATTGACGCCCCTTGCCAGCCTTGCGGCTTTCACAAAACACTCCGCCGCTTCCGTACTGCTGCATGTTCTTGAGTCGAACGCGCAGCTCGTGCGGATCGGCGTTGATTCCTTTGCTCATCGTCTCCACGGAATGCCACTTGCCGTCGGCGTATTTTTCGAGAAGACGTTTGGAGATTTCCAGATCCCAACGGCCGCCGGATACGACAAAATCCGATTCCATCGCGGACATGACAGAGGCAAACCGAATCTGCTCTTTGGCCTTCTTGTCGGTTTGCTCGAAGTAGCGGCGAAAACGTCCCTCGGTGAGGTTTTTCGGGGGTTTACGCCATTTGGCACAATCTGTGCCAAAGTGAAGAAACCGGCCAAAACACAGCCGGTACGCGACATAGCGTCGTGATTTGCCCTCTTTGGCCGCGAGCCGCTCTTGGGTCCAGCCGCTTTGATAGAACAGCTTGGCGAGCTCCTGGTCCAGATAGGCGTCGGCCCGTTCTCGCATCGCGTGGGCTTGCTCGCCGATGTGTTGCCGCTGGGCTTGGTATTGCTCGTCCGTCATCATTCGTTCGCCCCACGCCATGTCACGCAAACCTTTCCGCACATCTTGCAGCGTCGCTTGTCGCGCTGCTTCACCAGGCCGTCGCGTTTCAAGTCGGCCAGCCGCCGCTCGGAGCTGGCGGCCGATCCCAACTATCGGCCGCCGACCAAACCAGCTACGAACAACCGAGGCCGCTCGGCGACGCTCGGCAACATATCGCGGACCGAAGGCCGTTTGGTTTGTCGCGGATCGACGTATCTGCGCGTCACGGTCGCCGAGCTGTGCCCGCACTTCTCCTGCGCGACGACCAGACCATGACTCGACGCAACGCAAGTTGCAAATGTCTTCCGGATCTTGTGAAACAAGTCCTCTCGGCGATCGTAGGGCAAGCCTGCCGCTCTGAGGATCTTCCGATAGCGACGGCCGAGGGCCCTCCATGAATGGTCGCCTCGGTCGTATGGCCACTCCCCAAACAGAAGCCCGTCCGGATCTGGTTCGATCGCCGTTAAGGCCTCGACGGTCTCGTCCTGCAACTCGACCACGAGGTCGGCGCGGTCCTTCTGAACGTGGAAGTAAATGGAAACGTAGCCGCCCTCGAAATCGACCCACTCCGTTCGGATCGCCATAACCGCCGAAATGCGCGCCCCGGTGTTCCAGATCGTCAGCAGCAAAGCGGGCCACCACGCCGAAGCGAGAACCGAGCCGACCCAGCCATCCGTCCGCCTCGATGTCGCAACAATCAAACGGAACTCGTCGATTGACCAGGCCTCTGGAATCCGCTCCGGCTCGCGAAAGAACTCGGGCCGCGGCAAGGATTCGACGTAGCGCTTGCGGTGCGCATGCTTCCACTGGGCATAGAGCACGCGGCCTATCTTGTTGGCCGTCGCGGGCGTCACGCCGGCGGCGATCCGCTCGGCCATCGCGGCTTCGATGCGATCTTCCGACAAATCGGAGATCCGAGGTTCTCGCGGCGGCTGTCCGAGCCGCTCCAAATGAGCGCGGAACGATCTGCCAAAGTGTCGCAGTTGCACGCGGTAGTCGTCGTGCGTCGCGGGCGATCCGCCGACCATTGACGGCTTGTGCATGTAGACAGACTCGAAAAACTCCGAGAGCGTAGGGTCTGCGCAAGTAATCATGGCAAGCGCCCCTGCGGCGCAGACGTCCGCTCCGGGCCTCCGTTGCTGGTTTGCGCTGCGGGTTGCCGTCCATGTCGGCAAGGTCCGTCTTGCGAAGCACGTTTACGAACCACTCGCGCAACGCGCTCCCCGGCGTAGACCGGGGGCGCGGCTGCGCGAAACCGAGCAAACTAGCGGCCGGCTAAACGGCCCCAGGCGCAAAGCAAACTGCTTCGTGGAATCGGGGCTTACCGACCGGGCGGTGTATCAACCGCCCAGTCGCGGCCGCTTGGCTCAGAGGCGAGCTAAGAGGCGTGAGAGGTGCAGTTGATTCCTGCCTTCTTTCGTTTAGCGTCGCCCAATATGGGCTTGTTGGTTTTTCGTGTCAAGCGGATTCTCGTCGACTTCGTTGTCTGCTGCCCCGCTGACTCTTCGCATGTCAAGGATACGTCGCAAGCTGCGCGCGTTCAAAAAAAGTTTTCTTTGCGCGAAGAGCGCGCAGAAAAAGCCGGCGGGGCGCCGCTAAACGAAAGGGGCTGAATCAACCGCTTTAGATGTTGGGCCGCAAACCCAACTCGCCCGCGCCGGCTTGAAAGCTGGTAACAGATCCCCCAGATGGGTGGAATAGGAGGTGGATTGCAAATCCACTTCCCCACTTTTCGTCAAATCCACTTCGTCCATTCGCTAAGGGTGGGTGAGGGAATTCGAATCCCCGACCCCTGGATCCACAATCCACGGGCGCGGATGGGCGAATGCGGGCGCTTACCCCCCAGAATGGGGGAGAGTGTTACCAGACTATCACTCCGGTAACATGCGAAATCGTCTTTTCTCCGGGGTTTTCAGCCCCCCGCCCGCGACCAGACTCGGGCTCCGGTCTCGATTGGCGCAGCGGTCGATTCAAAAATCGGCTACACGTTCCGCCATGAAAGCCGTCTATCGAACGCGGAACGTGACGCTTTACCACGGCGACTGCCTCGACGTAGTGCCGAAGCTCCGCCGCGACGTCGACGCGGTTGTGACGTCGCCGCCATACAACACGTTGGGGCGCCGAGTTCCGCGAAACGGTACGGGCATCCTCAAATCGTCGGGCTGGCTCGCCAAACTCAACCGCATCGGCTACGACGACGACTTGCCCGAAAACACGTATCAGGCGTGGCTGAATTACGTTCTGGCGCTCTGTTTGGACCGTTGCCGCGGTTTGGTGTTGACCGTTCCGATCATCCCTGCCCGTTGCCTTTGGAGCTGGCCACGCGGCCAATACTGGCATCTTGTCCGCCCGGCGGCGTCGTGCTCGATCCGTTCGCCGGCTCGTGTACGGTCGGCGTGGCCGCCCTTTCGCACGGCCGCCGGTTTGTCGGAATCGAGAAAAACGCCGCCTACCTTGACGCCGCGGTCTCCCGTCTCAAAAGCTGGCGATCCAAGCTCGCAAAGGCCGCGTAACTCCCGATTAAGCGCCCTTCCGGGCGGGCCCGGAGTCGGGGTCTGGCATCCCTTTGGGTTTAGGTTTAGGTAAACTTCGCGTATGATCTCCCGCCGCGCTGTTCTCGGGATGCTCGTGGCCGCCCCGCTGGCGTTGCTGTTCGGTCGGCCCAAACCGGATCCGCCCGACTCGGGCGGCTTCATCGTCCCGCCGGAATTCGAGACGGCAATCGTTCGTATGGCGTCCATGCCTGGAGTTGTTCTCTACGGCCGCCCCGTCACCATTTGTTGCAATTCCAAGCGAGGCCGACCGGACTCGAACCGGCAACCACCGGATCGACAGTCAGGACTGTCGACGCTCGCAATGCCGACCACCTCCCCCGCTCTAGGGGGGGATAGTGATCTTGCCGCCGGGGGCAGTCTGCGGATAACGTCACCTCGCTATGACCCTCTGGCGACATGTCGACCACGTCCAGGCTCAGATCGAGCGAAGCGCTGGCCTGTGCCGAAGTTGCAGCTTCACCATTGTTTGGGGCTGGCAACCGGGAGACCCGCTCCCGAGAACGGTCGATCTCACATCCTTTGATCCCTGCCCGCTGCATTCTGAGGACATCGATCTGCGGTTCTGGCTTGGCCAAACGGCTTTGTTACTTGCCCTCCGCCAAGAGCGCGCAGAACGGCGCAAGCGAGAACTAGCTCCGTGAGACTGGGCGAGGTTTCTGCGTGCCACGGCCATTCTGGCATGGTAAGATGCGACGTCTGGGGACGAATAACGTATTGCGGGGCCATTGAAGATAGGGGGCATGTCATGAAACGCAGTACGATCGCGGCGTTGGCGGTTGGCGTAGCGCTCGCCATTATGTGTCTGGCTTGCGGTACTGGCACGGTAACGACAAACACGAAGGGATCTAGCGCTGGCAGTTCGTCCACTGGGCACACAGCATCAGGTAAGACAGAAACCGCAGCCAAGCCAGCGCGGCGCGGCGACGAAATTGACGCCTATGTGATGTCGCAGAAGTTCGTCAAGCGGCATCTCAACTACCCGCATGATGCAAGCTTTCCGTGGGGTCCAACTTCTACGACCTACCTCGATGATTTGGATGCATGGCGCGTTGCAGCCACTGTCAAGGCCAAGAACGCTCTAGGAGGAACGCTCACGTACGAATGGGTCGCCATCGTCTACACAGATGATGATGTAAACTGGCAGTGTCATGCCGTCACGATCGATAGAAAGTTGGCCTACGTCAGCGAGGTATACAAGTCCAAGTGTGCGGCGATCGTGGAGGAGGCCAAGAAGAAGGCAGAGCAGGCCGCAGCCAAACTTGCAGCAGAGGAGAAAGCCAAGGCCGATGCCGAAGCGAAAGCAGAACTGGAGGCACGAGTCGAAAGCAGGCGGCGCACCTGGACGGACACCAGCGGCGAGTTCACAATCGAGGCGGCATTGCTCAGCAAGACACCTACCACAGTGACGCTGCAAAAAGAAGACGGAACGTCGATACAGGTCCCGATTGAGAAGCTGAGCGAGGTTGACAGAGACTATCTCAAGTCACTTGCAAAGTAGCCGCTCAAGCTGTTCCGCCAACGTTCTCTGCTCGCTGTCACGTGAATAGCTGCTTGACATTCGGAACCCATGAGGCGTCAAAATGATGGACCGCGAACGCGCCAGGATACTCGTGCTCCCAGTCAATCTCTTCCCGTTGATAGAAGTCCATCGGGAAGAAGAGCCGCGATTCAAGGATCCGACAATCCCCGTAGCCGACCGCGCAGCTGTCGACAAGCCGCGGGCCTGTTTTCCATTGCCTCGGCGGATCCCAGCGATTGGGCAACTCCGCAACGATCCGCTCCATCAACGGATGACCGGCCTCCGCCCCGAAAACCCCGGCGCAACAGATTGCCTTGCCATTGGTCTCGTGGGCGACGACGAACGCATTGCATCCCGCCAGAAGCTCGTCAATGGCTCGTATTGGCCGGAAGTCTACGTCGAGATATACGCCGCCCATTGCGTGAACCGCCGCATGACGGATCGCGTCAGACTTCGCCGCGGGGTTTAGGGCTGTCTCATAGCATCGAAGCAAGTCCGGATAATGTTGCGCGAGAAACGCGCGAGCGTCCCGATCATTCCACCATCGATGCTCCCATTTCGAATGCAAGGCTTCCCAGCGTTCGATCCAATGCCTGAACACGTTCGGCATAGCTCGCCCGGTTTCATCCCAATACCGATGTTGGATTCGGGGAACTCCGGCATCGGGAAGCACTCGCGCCGGATCGCACAACCGGCAAGCCTCGGCGATCCGCTCAATGGGAACCGGACCCACCTTCGGCCCCGTCCATTGGTCGAATTGCCGCCGCGCGAGCGTGTCCAGTTCTTCGAGAGTCCGCCCCCAGATCGCCGGTTGCCCGTCGATTCCCGCTCCGGGCTGCGCGTGTCCACGCAACGTGTAGCTCCGCGCCAACGATCCGGCGGATCGCGTCACGTAGACCAGCGCCGCGCCGCGGCTCGCCAGGATCGGGGCCCACTTGTCAAGATTCAGCACGAACCGTGGGTCTTTGATGATCCAGGGCTGCGCCATCCGGTCGATCGCCCGCGCCGCCGCGTCCGCGTCGAATTCGCGAGTCGTCCGCCACTGCTCATTGATCTCCCGGACTTGGACCGATTCGGCGAACCGGTCGTCTGCGTCGTTAAGCCGCCAGCCCAGCTCCGCTAGCTGCCTCGTGATAGTTCGGGTCCCCGAATGACCGACCGCGAGAACGGCTACGTTCGGAAAACCCGGCCGCGGGTTTCCTTTCGGGGTCGCCCGGCGGACCGCCGGCCGACCGTCGATCTCGATGCGATCGATCCCGTAGTGGAGCGCCTGCAGTCTGTGAAACTCGGACGTCGCCGATCGGGCCTCGTTGTATTCGGCGAGCGATCGATCCTTGTGATGACGAACGACCGCGTCGGGAGCATACCCGACTCGCCAAACTGCGCCGAGCTTGAGCGCCCAGAACCAGGGAACATGCTCCATCAGCGCTAGTCGCTCGTCCCAAGGATTCGCCCGGAGCGTTTCCCGGCGCGCCACAAACCAATTCGCCCCGCACTCCGCCAGCCGGTACTTCGTCCCATGCGCGGTTAGGAGCCACTCGCCAGCCGGCTCGCTTAGGGTCATGACCCCGCGAAATAGATCCATCATGTACGAATAGTGGCAAACCTGTTTGTTTTCCTCCAGCGAGCCGCAAGCGAGCCCGACCCGTTCATCATTGGCGACCACGTCCAGCAATTGCGGAATCGCCCGGCCGTCGATGATCTCGAAGTCTTCCTCCATCATGCAGACAAACGGGGTTCGGCAGCGCTCGACTAGCCGATTCCGGCCGGCGGACAAATTGCCTCCGGTGTCTTCCATGAGAACCGTCGCCCCGCGGCAATGGATTGCGATCGACTTGAGGAGCCGCTCCAGCGACTCGAGCCGCAGATAGTAGGTGATGCAGATCGTGACCAGCGACCAGTCGGCCGGATCATATTGGGGCGATCGTTGGGCGACCGGACCATTTGAGGAAATGAACGAAGCCGGCCGCCGGCAGATCCGGCAGAACACTCCGACCGGTTTGTATTCCCAATCGCATTGATGGGGCTCAAATGATGTCGGCGTCATCATAGGTCACGATGCGGCAGAAGAACTCCGAGTTGTCGTAGGTCGGGCAATCTCCGCAACCGACCCCGCTCACAATGTTAGAATCCCCAGACAGGAACAGAAAGCCGGAACTCAGGCCTTCCACGGCAACGATAACGTTGCTGTTCGGGGCGGACCTCAGAAAAACACTGGTTCCCCCGTAGGTCAGATCGATCGTCGCCGTAAGCGAGTAGCGGGTTGTCTCAATCCCAGACGCGATGTTCGCCGCGCCTTCTTGGCAATCCCGGCCGCCCAGCAGTGAACAGCCCGCATCATACGAATCGTCCTTTAGTTGCATCCCGGCGCCCATCGACGTCAGGAATGCATTCAGCGCCGCCAGATCCCCCAGGCATCCGGAATACTCCCCCGACAGATAGCAACGTCCGCCCGCTTCGATCCAAGACTTGATTGTCGCAAAGTCGCCGCTGTCGAAATGGATTGCGTTTTCGCAAGCCTGGTTGCAGCCCATAAACAGGACATCGCAGCCCGACAGGCTGCTAATATCGTCCTTCAGATTCAGCCGGACCTCGGCGCAGGGCATCCATTGAGAAATGCAGGCCCAAGCTGTGCGATCGTACCCGATGACCTTCGACTCGTGTCCGGCACAATCGCCGCCGCAACATTCGCAGGAGCAAGAACCTCTCTGCGGCGTAAACCATCGACCATCGCCCATTTCGCCCCCCCTAAGCTACATGGCAGGGCGCCTGGATGAAATGAAACGTGGAGCCCATCTGGACGCACCAGCCGGGATCGCCGTTTTCAAGATCGTCTTTCGCGATGTCGAGCCGATCGTAGACATCGACGTCTTGACCAGTATCCGAGCCGTCGATGTTTAGAAGATCACAGTCCGCCGACGTGGGAGAGCCGCTAAACGCCTCGTTCATTGTGAACCGCCAGAGTTTAACAGCCTGGTTGCCGAGAAGCACGCGAGCCCACTTATCGCCAGTCCCCGACTCTTTCCACAGGATTCGCGCGGAGCCGGCCGTGAAGCTCCGCAGCGTATCGGTCGCCGTACCGTTGAGGTCCGCATACTCGTGATCTGCATCCTGGACATCGACTTGAACGTTGCAGACGCCCTGAACGAGCCCGCGGCCGATTCGTCCCGAGGGGATCGACTCCAGCAGAACGACGAACTTGCCGAAATAGTCTGCGAACGTCGGCGATTCGCCCTGAAACTCCAAGGAATTTTTGAACGCTGTCAGATTGTCCGTCGGCGACCAGATAGGAGCGCCGAGTCCGAGAATCTCAAAGCGGCTCCGGTTAGCGCCGGAATCGTTGCGGATCCAGACAACGCCCGGCGCGAGGTCTCCATACTGAGAGGCGGCTTGCCCGCCGCCCCTGGAAGCTAGACTATCGATGAACGAGTTCCAGAGACTTGCCTGCGGGCGAAATCTCTGGCCCGGGCGCACTTTGGCCACGATCGCCTACCCCCGTGTATCGCACAACAGCTCGATCGATCCCAGCGCGCCGATGACGGCAGTTCCCGTAGCCGCATCATTGACCGCGATCGCGATCCGGACCTCCAGCTTGTCCCCGGCAACTAGATCGGTCGGCGTGATCGTGAAATCCTTGTCCGCGAAGTTGGTGTTATTGATGTCCTGAGCCCCGGTCGTGCACAGATCGGCGGAGATCCCGCCCTCGCGGTCCGATTCATAGGCTACGACGTCGATCGTGCAACTGTTATCCGCGACGGTCGTCACCATTCCGGCATGGAGGCGGATCGTTACCGTCTCGCCGTCCTCGTAGTTGGGCGGAAGCGGAACCTCCAATCCGCAATAGAACGTCAGAGCGCCGGCCGTTTTGACATCATAAGTGCGGACCAAAAGGCTGTCCGTTCCCCAGGTTCCGCAATAGAGTCCGAGATCATCATTCGCGCTCGGATTTGGCAAAAGCGTTTGAAACGCATTCCAGACGCGGCATTGCGTGAGCGGGATGTTGATTCGCGCGTTGGATCGTTGCGCGATCTTGCTCGTCGCAATGCCCGCATCGCTTTTGACTTGATCGTTGCCGACAGCCGCGGAGGGGATCGTCATGGTGTCGGCGGACAGATGCCCCTTGACGTGTAGATTGTCGTTAAGCGTTCCCACGGCTATTCTCCGATTCCTAGTTCTGTAAAATCCGCAGTTTCGATTACCGTTTCAACGTAGGCCCCAATGGGGTTAGGGACTGTGAAGCTTGCCTCGTCATCTTCGGTTTTGGCATAGGCGAACCAGAGATACTGGCAGCCCAACTTCGATGAAATCGTAATGCCGCCGGTTTCCAAGTCCGTGATGTTTCGAGAAGCCTTGAAATGGAAAGTAACCGAGGCGTCGCCCTGCGTCTTTTCTTCTCCCGTTGCTCCCAAGAAGGTTAGCTCGCCGGCGTCGAAGCCTTTCCACGGCTCCGCGTTAGACTTGCCGGTCATACCCGCTACCGTTTTGGCGTAATCCATCGTCAAATCGCCAAACGGCATCCGATAGGTCCAGCTGAACTTGAGCCCGGGGGCGGGAATGTCGACTCCAGCTATGCTATCGTTCGGTCCTACCCCGATCGCCCCTTGGTAATCTGGAGCGGTTTGCCCTGCAGGCGAGTATTTCGTGGTGTCGAGGCTCTGCGTCACATGCGCCGTTTCGCCCGTCGTATCGAAAGAAAAGCGAATATCTCCGGTGTCTGGAGTCTCAGGTTTGTCCTTCGAGGAATAGTTGCCTCTGCCGGCCCAGACATCCCCTCCAAGCGGATCGAGTTCCCAGGTCAGCAATGGCAGACCTCGAAACGACGCTGGCATTTCCACCAACAGGGCCGCCTCGATTTCGGAATCATCGATCGAGCCGAAACCTACATATTCCAAGGTGGCGCTGGCGTCGGCACTCTTGAATCCTGCGCGGCGACGGCGACTTTCAGGGGTTTCGATCCAGATGAAGCTCATTCAAACACCAAGCCGCCTTCCGCTTCATCGACGGTTCGATTCAGTTTCTTCATTTCGCCGCTGATCTCTTGCAGCAGTTGGACTTGTTGAGAACCGCCGCGGCCAATCAGCCTTGCCGCGTAGGCGCTAAACGTTCCCCTGGAGCTGACCTGATCAACTGATTCCGCCGCGGATGGCACCGGCGGTTGCTCTCGCTCTTTGGATTTGCGCCGCTTGAGCTCCGCCTCGATCGCCTCGGTTCGCGCTTGGGTGATTGACTTGGCGAGCTGTTCGCGGAGCTTCGCCAGCTCGCGCTCATCAGCTTCAAATCCAGTGTCAGTCCGACGAGCTCGAGCCGCCGCTCGCTTCTGGCGATCTTTGTCCAATCGCCGGTTGCCTCGGGCGGTCTCCTGCTCCAAAGCCTGAATGGCCTCGCTCGGGTCGAACTCCTGAAGGAGTCCGAGCTTGGCGCTGATCTTGGAAATGATCCCCCACAGCTGGAGCATCTTCTTGGCCAGCCACCCGCTAACTGAGTTCCAGATTTGCCGCAGCTTCGTGATGGCCGCATCAAAAACGTTTAGGAAGCCCTCTGTAAACGGCCGCCAGACGGACATGACCATCTGTTTGCCCTTGACGAAGGCCGTTTTGAGACCCAGCCAGAGAATTTTGGCGGCGAGCTGAATGTCGCCCGCGGAGAGGGCATCCTTGATGCCTTTGACGATCGGCATCACGAAGCCGAGAAGTCTTTGGAACTGCTGGCCAAGCCAGTCAAGCGCCGCCCCGCCGGCGTCTGTGTGGAAAAGCAGCGCGTAACCGAGACCCGCTACGGCGGCGACTAGGATGCCGGTCTGCGAAAACAAAGCCCCGAGGACGGTCCCTGCCACAGAAGCCAGCGTCGCCAACCCGCCGAGTCCGGCGCCAACGACGGCCAGCACGCCCGAGAGCCCGAGAATCGCCGCGCCGACTGCGGCGACGATTGCGCCCACTTTCGCGACTACAATGATCAACTGCTGATTGTTGCGAACCCATTCGATGAGCGGCGTGATGTTTTCCCGGATGCGTTTGGCCAAGTCGGTAAGCATCGGAGCCAGGGCGGCGCCAACGCGGAAATAGACGGCTTTAATGCTGGTCTGGAGGCGAGTAAAGGCGTCAGTCAGCACAGCAGCGGCGTCGGCGTCGTCCTTGCTGATGACGATCCCGAGCGCCTCCGCTTCCGCCATCAAAGCCTGGATGCGGCCCGCTCCATCTTTGAGCATCGGCAACAGTTTGGTTCCAGCTCGCCCGAAGATCACAGTCGCGAGGGCGGCCTTTTGCGTGTTGTTTTCCATGCGCGAGAGAGCCGCGGCGCTCTCCATGAAAAGCATTTCCGTCGATTTCAGTTGACCGTCGGACCGTTTGACGCTCACGCCCAGTTGTCCGAAAGCCTCGGTGGCCGTGCTCAATCCGCGTGAAGCGTCGAAGGCAGTCCGCTGCATCCGTCGAAAGCCCACTTCCATGGCAGCGATGTCCGTTCCGCCGATCTGGGCGGCGTGGCCCAAAGCCGAGAGAAACTCGACGGACGCGCCGACGCGGCTGCTCATCTTGTCCAGGGCGTCGCCTGCGGATGCGAAATACTTGACCGCCCCGGCCAGGGGCCCAACGATGGCGGCCCCAACCCCCGCGATCTTGGTCCCGATGCCGCGGACCGTGCCCGAGTAGGCCACCATTTGCTGGCTGGCTCGCCGCAGCCCTCCGGCGACCCTGTTGCGCAAGTACAGCTCGATGAAGGCTCGGCCCGCCCGAATGTCGCTTCCACCAGCCATCTAGCGTTGCTTTTCGAACAAGGGTTTGAGGGATCGCAATTGCGCCCCGGTCATGCCGCCGCGGCGGCGTCTTGCGTTTCTGGCGAACTGCGGCGGCAGGAAATCGGTGACGCGATACCGGCGGCTTTTCTTGGGATCGCGGTTGATATTCGCCAAGAGCGTCATCAGATGCGCCGTATGGGTCCACGCGCCCTCTTGGTTGCCGGAATACATCCAGAGCAGCTCGCGGAAAGTCAGGGGGCCTGGATCTATTCCGATGACTCCGGCGATTTCGTAGATTCGTCTCCAGATAAACGCGCTAGTTCCTCGATCAGTTTCGCATCCGCCGTTTCGATCTGATGGGCCACGACCCGCTGCAGATCGCTCTCCGTCATCCGGCGGCCCGCGACGTCCTGAATCTTCGTCTCCGCGTCCAGCACCGCTCGCGCTATCCTCGCCTGGGCGGTCAGGCCCAGGCTCTGGAAAAAATCCGCCAACTCCTCCAAAAAGGCCGTCTGGGCGGCGTCATAGCAGGGCGTCAACATGGCGGCGAATTCAACGTCGCCGACGCCCCGTTCATCGGCCTGCGGCTTGCAAATGAGGTAGATCGCGTCGACCGTCTCGATGATCTGGCTGGCCAACCCTTGCAGCCGCGCATCATCGAACAGATCGACGCCCTGATTGCGGAGCTGCTTGGCGATTGCCAGATTGAGCTCCAGCTTCCAGTCGCGGCCGTCGCCGTCCTTAAACGTCCTCATCGCTAAGGGCCTCCGTGCTCTCGGTCTCTCCGTCGATGGCCTCGAGAACCGTTAGGAGGTCCTCGCGGCGGATGCTGATGAATTCGCTTAGCCCCGCCGCTTCGACCGCGGCTTTGAGCCGCTCGAGTTTCTCATTCATTTGTGGCCCGTTATCCGTTTTGGAAAGAGGCTAATACCCGTTAGGGCACGGTGTACCAGTCGGGCGGGACGAGGGAGCCAGAGGTCTCCTGGTACGTCGCTTTGGCCACGAATTCCACCTCTTCGGTGTCTTCCAATTCCTGACTCAGCGACATATCGAACAGTTGGAAGTAGCCACGGATGCCTTGGGCGTTGGATTCGTCGCTGGCGCCATCGAGCATCCACAGATCAACCACCGTGTTGGCGATCGCGGCGGCTCGCAGATAGTCAAAGACGGTATCCGTCCCGGCCTTCTTGTCGTAGGTGAACGTGATCTCCAGCTCGCGAAGCGTCGCCCGTTTGAACTTCCAAACGCTGAACCTGGAAGCGATTTCCGCTTCGCCTTCGGGCATGTTCATATTGACATTGATGGCCCGGGTGATCTCGACAAGAACGGGCGTTGTTCGGTCGCCCGTGTTGTAGTAGAGATTGCACTCTTGCCCAACAAATGGCCGTTCCGCAACGTCTGCCATGACTTATTCCTCCCTCCGTGGAGTGTTCTGTTTCAGGGACCGATGATTGAACCCTTCCAATGGCGGCCCAGCCGCGGCGCTGATGTCTCGAGGGCTGGTCCCATAAACGAGCGCTGCGGAAACCTCTGGCCTTTGTACTGGCCGCCGTGTTCATGCGCCGCACCCGCTGTCCCCACCACCGACGCCCGCGGGCCAATGATCGCCCTTTCTCGCCGTTTATCGACGTCGAACACAATCGCCTTGCGCAACAGGCCCGCCCTGGTCCGCGGCGGCTGACCCGGTGGCGAGGGCTTTGTTTTCGAGCGGCGGATCAACCGCATTGCAGCGCGACGGATGGAGGCTGCTGCGTGGCCAATAGAGTTGAAGTTCCCCTTCTTGGCCGCCCGCTTCACGCGGTGTGTTTCGTCTTTCCAGGTCCAGCGTCGAAACATTAGCTCGCCGTCTTTTGCGCTTCGTAGGTCACACGAACGACACCGGTAAATTGCCGATGTTCCTGCAAGTGTTCTGGGTGAAATGGGACGGGGATTACCGCCGATTTCCAGGCAGCCGGCGGCGTGCTTGCCAGGCCCCGCCGTGATTTGGCGGCGACGTATTCGACGATTTCCTCCAACAGCAGCACAAGCGGGTCAATGGACGTATTGGGGACGCGGCCCGTATCGGCGTCGGCGTCGGCGACGCCGAACTTCTTTCTGATGGCGACGTCGACTTCGCAAAGATAGTCCAGCCCGACGCGGCTCCTCAGTTCTGGCGTTGTAGCGGCAATCACCACGTCACAATGCAGCGTGTCGAGGTCCTGCAGCACCTCGGTTGTGTCGTATCCGCGGACTGGCGTGATGTCGGTCGAGAACGCTTCGGCGTCTTGCCCCGCTTGGAGCAAGTCCTTCAGCTTCTCGGCAACGCTGACAACCACAGCAGCCATTGACTATTCGGTCCCGACGAACTTCGTGTGAACGACCCAGCTTCCGCCGTTGACATCGACCCACTCGTAAACATCGCGGGCGCCAGCCCGCCGCATGACTTCAAACACGTGCACCGTTCCGCCGATTGTCTCCTTGATCCGGTCGCCCTGACGCGGCGTTACGGTTTCCGAATCGATGACCAGCTCGGAAGCGGCGATCAGGTAACTACGCGGACGGTTCGCAACGGCCGTGTTTTCGACCTCTGACCCATCGTGTCCCATCGTGACGACTTCGGCAGTCGGCTCGCAGTAGTTCACGGCTCCCCGCCAATACTCGACGTCTACGCCGAACACCTCGGCGAACAGGTCATCGGCGGCGGCGAAATCATCATCGAACTCGGACATTGCAAACCCAACCGCCGCAGCGCCGACCCAATCGGCGCTGCGGCGGACATTTCATCGGAAATCGCCGTCTAGGCTTCGACGTCGGTCGTCAGCCGCACCTCCATCTTGTGGAGCGTTGCCTTACCGGCGGTGTCGTTGGCCGTTTTCTCCAGGTGGAACAGAGCCTTGAGCGGCCCTGTGCCGTCCTCGAGCGTGAACGTCGTCGAGCCCAGCACCAACGCGCCGTTGACGTAAATTTGGATGTCCGTCTCGTCGCGGCCGTCGATGGCAACGTGAATCGGAGTACCGGCGACGATATCCACGGTGGTATCCGTCGCCGCAACCTCGGTCGTGCCATCGTCGGATTCGGCGTCAATGTTGAGATCCGCACCGAGATCCAAATGGATGAAACAGGACTCGGTGATGCTGTCCGCCGACGTCGCATGCGTATCGTTGGCAACCCCTAGACTCAAATCGCCGACGTCCGCATCGCACGTCGTAACGAGCTCAAGAACGCCCTCGAAAATCCAGTTCGAGTCGATGGCGAACGACTTCCGCGACAGCAGATCAAATTTCTGCGCCTCGGCGTCCGCCGAGAAGGCGCAGTCGTAAGAGCCGCCTCGCATGCCGTGATCCGTAAGTCCGGCCGTTCGGACATGGGCCGAGTCAAAGCCATCCTTTTGCAGCGTGATATACGCCGAATCCTTGGGCGCATTGATCTCGACGACCATCGTCGTATCGGCGGAGGCGGCGTCCCCGACGGCCCGACCGAGGTAGAAATCCTTGCTCGTGCCATAGAGGGGGATCGTCGCCGAATTGGCGCTGTGATCCCACATCACTTCACCGCCGTCGAGGATCACGATGCTCGCCGTTTTGGCGACCGTGAACTGTCCGGAGGTGGCCAGGGCGGCGCTATCGCCCGCCGAGCGAGCGGCCAGTCCGAGAACGACCGCGGCGCGGCCGTCCGCCAACTGAAGCACTTGACCGGCCGAGTAACCCCCGGTCGGCGTGGTCACCGCGACGTGCGCGGCCGAGTTGCTGATTGTTGCTTCTGCCATTTTCTGAAACTCCGCTTGGGAAACTGAGGGTTACGGGTGACGCGTCACTCCGCCGATGAGGGTGTCTGCTAGGCGGCGCCGGTGGACTTGTACCAGGTCCGCCAATCCACGAAGACGGCACCGATGTCCAGGTTGATATCCCAGCCCAGGCCCCACTGACCCTTATCCAGCGTGAAGCTCCGCAGCTGGGGCTGGCGGTTTGTGCCGCGGCGGTAGGCGACCCGCAAGCCGCGATTGGGACCGCTGGTCAGGAACCAGTTTGTGTCGACGCCGGTTCGCGCCGCGCCGTTGCGAGGATCGAGGACGCCGATAGCGCCGACGCGATCATCGATGACAACCGCCAGACCTTCCTGCGCAATCAGGTTGAGCGCCGCGTACCAGGGGTCGCTCGAGTCGGCGAACAGCTTCGCGAGCGCCGCGGCCGACGTAAGGGCTCGGGCGTCCCATTCCAGAGCCGCCGGGACGATCAAGAACCGCGGTCGGATCTGCAGCTGCTGGCCCGGGTTGGCGCTGGTGCGGTTGAGCCGCTGCTTGACCATGGCCGTGATGCCGGCCTTGAGCGCCGTATTGGAAAGCGCCGCCGTCCCCAGATTGGCGTGTCCGCCTGATGTCGTGACGGCCGTCGAGTTGAAGACGGCGCCGCTGTCGGCGACCATCGTCGGGTTTTCCAGGATCAGCGAGTAGATCAGGTCCGGCCGCAGATTCCTGGCGGATTGGCCCATCTCGGCCGGCATCCGCATGATGGCGCCCAGCCGATCGTCGATGATGTCCTGCTCGTCGACCGTGAACTTCTTGGCGTAGCGAGCGATCTTGTACGTCTCGTGCGTATCGCTCACCGTGGCGTCTTTGGCCGTCCCGCCCCGGGGCAGGGTCTCGAGCCGGGCGCTGGCCTGCAGGCTGATGTCTTCCTGCTGCAGGAAGTTGGCAACATCCTCCTCATCGCACCAGCCGGCTGTTGTGTCTCCGATCTGCGTCCAGCCCTCAAGCAGCTTGGCGTAGACGTTGGTAGTGAAGACGTAGGACAACGTGCCGCCGCTTACCGTGGCGGCTCGGATGGCCTCGTCCGGATCCCAATAGAGCCGCCCCGTATCCTGCCGGGCGCACTCCCGAACCAAGTCCAGCGCCGACATCCGTCGGAATGGGTGGCCCCGGTCACAGTCCTCGGCCGTCAGCTCATCGCTCGCCAACGGCATCCGCAGGCCGTCGTGCATCCGCGAATGAGCCTGAACCGGGTCGATGCCCTGGCCGATCAACAAGCCAGCCGCCAGCGATCGGACCGAAGCGCCGGCGATGGAGCGATCCTGCGCCGTGTGATGGTAGGGCGTCTGCTGATCGGTTTCAGCTTGTCGCGATTGGCGGACGGCGCCCAAGAAGGCCACCGAGGCGCGATTGATGTCCCATCCCTCGTCAATGGCCTGTTGCCGCAGGGCGGCCGGCACGTCCTCGCCCGCCAATTGCGTGAGCTCTCGCACGCGCTCCCGTTCTTGCTCGACGGCTTCCTGGGCGATTTGTCGTGCGTCCGGATCTTGGTTTTCCGACCGCTGCGGCTCGGGCGAGCTCCGCCCCTCGCCGGCCGGCGGCGGAGAGTTCTGCGGAGGGGAGTTGCGCTTGGGAAGCTCGTAACCGTCGATCGTCGAAGCCAAGCGATCGGCTTCGGCCCGCTGATCTCCGTCGAGCTGTGCGTGAAATGTCCGCAGCGCTTGATCATCGGCGTTCGCCGCGAGCCCGATACTCAGAAGATATTGTCGTAGTTCGTCCATGAACTTGCTCCTATGGGAAGACGAACGCGTTTTTGCCGCAGCGTCGGCGCCGATCGGCACAACTGATGTTTCCTTGGGCGACCAGCGGGCCACAATCCGCATGTTGCGCTTCCGCGCCTTGAACTCGCGCCCGGCCACGGTCGCCTTTTGACCCGCCGCGATAATGTGTGATTTGTCCTGATCGACGCGGTAGCCGACGCTCACGTCTGTAAGATGGCCTTGGGAGACCTTGTTCCAGGCCCGCTCCGCCGCCTCGTCCCCCTTGGCGAAGAACAGACGGCCGACCAGCTGCTCCCCGCCTCCTTTGGCCTCTTCGATGCGGATCTCGCGGACGCTCCCGAGGACTTGATCGAGATTCCAGCGGTTGTGCGAAGCCAAGAGCGGCAATTGCTCTGGGATATCCGCCCCGCGAGCGAGCAAGACCTCCTCGATGATTTCGCCGCTTCGCCAGTCGTAGACCTCCACGGGGTTTTCCGTGGCGATCACGGCCTCGACGGAGCGCTCCTCTTCATTGGCCGAAGCGATGCGAAGCAACAGGCTCCGCGTCGTGAGCTGTTGCGGATCGTTGCGAAGCATGAGCGGACTATTCACTGACGGCTTCCTCCACAGCTTCGGCGATTTGCTCTTCATCGACGGCTGGCGTCGCGGCTTCGGCCGACCGTCCGCCGGTCATCCAGGGCGGCGGGGCGATGCCGGCGTCGATCAACATGGCCCGCTCTCGGGCAATCGTCTGGATGTGCGTTTCCAAATCGCGGCCCCGGGCCGCAACGGCGCCGGTCAGAGTCTCGGTGATGCTTTCCAGCCCTTGCGCCTCAGCGTTGGATTCCTTCGTGGGATCCACGTGGGGCATCACGGGCCAGGTCCAGACGTAATTGACGCGAGCGGGCCGCGTGCGCAATTCAGGGACGGAAAACCGGGATTCCCGGGCCAGTTCGTCGACCAGTCTGTTCAGCGTTCCATAGCTCCGCTCGCTGCCGGAAATCCACGTTTGCACTCCGGCCACCGTTCGACGATAGACCTGCGTGTCGAGGCGAGCGGATGAATAGTTGTGCTTGGAGGCGTCCAGGCGCACCATCAAGAGCGGCATCCCCACAGGCCGGCCAAGTTCGCGCATCCGCTCTGCCCGATAGTCCGGGTACTGGACGGGCGGCTGAGTCGCCTGATAGGTGAACGGCTGCCAGCCCGGGGGAACCATCCGCACCATGCGGCGCTGGACTTCGACCGATTCTGGGTTGCTCCAAAGAACGGCGTCGGGATGAGTCGTGTAGAGCAGCGTGCTCTGATCGGCCATCTGCCGGGCGGCGTCCTGAACCTGGTTGTCGTAATCGCGGAGATCCGCCGACGGCTGAAGCGAGGGATTGAGCCAGGGAATCCCCCGGGCTTGCTCTTCCTCGTCAATGAGAAATTCGTGGATCACCAGGTCCGGCGGGTAGGGCTGCGAAACCAAGGAGGCCGTCAGATTGGCGGAGCCGAGCGTCGAATCGGCGATGTAGTAGGTGGCCGGACGTCCCTGGCGATCAAACCGAATGCCCATGACGACCCGCTGATCGCCGCCCAGTTCCGCCGGCGTGGCCAATCGGCGGGGATGAACGGGCAAGAGCCGCATCGCGACCGCTCCATCGGCCGTATCGTCCGTCACGATGAGAGCGAGATACTCTCCGCATTTCCAGAGGTTCCGGACCCACAGCTTTAGGATTGCCGCGCCGCTGATGTTCGGCCGGGTGGTGGGAGCGGCGAACCACTCACGCCAGAGCGCCTCGAGGGCATCGTTGTATTGGTCATCGTCGCTCTGGACTTGGAGCGTGGGGCCATCGGGGCCCACGACATCCTCGGCGAAGGTGTGAATGACGCCTTGAACGATGCCGTTTTGGCGAGCCTCATACGTGGCCCGGCTGCGAATCGTGACCAGCTGGGAGTCGAGCCAGCTGTTCACGGCTGCGTCATTTGCATCCCTCCAATGAGCCTGATTGAGTCGCGTGGTCTCGGCCGATTCGAACTTCCGCTCCCTGATCTCCCCGCCGCCCATCCAGGCTGGGTGCGAGCGATACCGACCCCCGCCCGATTGGCCGATCGGGGTCGGCGAAACGCCAGCCATGCAGATGTAGGTTTCGCTCATGAGTAAGCGTCGACGTCATCGGGACGGGCATACGTGATCGGGATCTGCTGAAACGGTCCATGCGTAGCGTGGGCGGACGCTGCCTGCAGATGGCGGACGTGGGCGATGAACGAATCGATCGCCACGGCGTTCGCCCAAGCGAGGCTCTGGGAGCCTCCGCCGGCCAGATTGCGGGACACGTTCGGCTTCGTGGCCAAGATCATCTTGGCCTGGAGCGCCGCCGTGATGGCGGCGGCGTAGTCGCCCGAGTCCAGCGCGGTATTGGCCGTCGCATAGAGGGTGTTCAGCTCGGATACCGTCATACGCCCCGATAGTCGGGGATGGCGGAAATCTGGCCAACGGCGAAGTTACAGCCCCTGTAACAAAGGCCTCAACTTTCCTGGACCCGCTGAATGTCTTTGCGCGGCATCTTGAAGCGATACTGGCACGCCTTGCAGCTGTAATACCGCACGGTCGCACGGGTTGAGGTCACGCGCACGCTATCGCTTCCGCAGTCGGGGCAAGCGATCGGGCGGAGTTTGGGGGCGCCGTTGCCGCTTCGCGGGGTTTCGATGACCGGGGCTTGATAGTCGACCGGCGGGGGAATGGGCGTCTCAACAACCGGCGGCGATTGGATGGCTGGCGGCGGAATCTCCGCCGGCGGAAGATCGGCGGGAAGTTCGGAGAAGTGAAAGACGAGCCCGCAGAAGCCACAGCGAGCCCGCCCGCGATCAAACCACGATGTTCGCCCGTAGTGCTTCTGGGCCTCGCTCATGGCGTCGCTGGCCGCCGTGGGCGACGGAGGGCGCTCGAGGATCTCGCTATCTTGGCAGCCGCAGCGGGGACACTCCGGCCCATCGCACCGTTCAAGCATGGCGGTCCCCCCGATCGGTGAGGCTCCGCCACAACTCGACGTCGCAGCTGTAGAGCGAATGCACGAGGTCCCGAGTCGGTTTGTCGTAGTATGCTTGGACGGATCGATGACGGGCGGAAGCGTTGACGTGCGGAAGGCGCCGCGGCTCGATCTCCAGCTCTCTGGCGATCCGCACAAGCTCCGCCTGTAGCCGATCGTGACGGAGCAATTCGACGCTAGATCGGCCGTCGAGCCAAGCGCGTTGTTCCGAGGCGATGTGCAAACCATGGGGGCTCCGCCATCCATTGATGTGCACGCCCCGAGGCTCGTCTGTGATCGAGGGCGGGCAGCCCAGCCGGACCCAATCGCGGAAGTCCGCCGGCGAGAGCCGGCGGCCGTAGGTTGCGCAGAGATAGGCGCAGATCGAAACGGCCCTGTCGAATGGATCGCGGAGAATCGAAAACAACCGAACTTCCGGCGAAAACGCATGCGCTGGCGTGTGAGGGGCGCCGGGCTCGGTCCCTTGCCGGCCGAGGGCGGTCGTCAGTGAGGATCCGCCAGTTCGTGGAATGTGAACGAATCGCCAGCGCATCAGGACGGGCTCCGACAGAGGTTTTCGAGGAAGTCGCCCAAGCGATGACGAAGGTCGTTTAGTTCCTTGACAAGCCGCTGATTTTCCACGTGCAGTTGATGCATGGTGACTCGCTCGCCCTTGTTCCGTCAGTCGTCGCACAAGATCGGAATCGAACAAGTTCGGTGACACTTCGAACACGTATCGACGCGGCGGTAATGCATCAGGATTGCCTTCCAAACCAGCTTTGCCCCTGTTGCGGCGGAGCAGGGGCCCGACCGCCAAGGAGCGAAATCCCCATCATGTTGGCGGCCACATCGGTCATGTAGCTTGCGTCCAGCCAATGGTTGTTATCGCTCTTGGCCTTCCAGAACCGTTTCAGGGCGCCCTTCACGACTTCCTCGACCTCGATTTCGGACACGATGTGTCGGGCGTAACTGTGGTGGGCTTTCTCGTCCTGGCTCAGCCGATCGGGCTTATCGCTCCTAGCGCCCCACATGAGCAGAGAGCCCGGTTTGTCGGTGGGCGTCATCCACCGATCGTGCTCCCAGGCTTTCCACCGATCGGCGTCCATGCAGCAGAGCCAGATGCCTTTGGGCCGGCGGGACAGGAACCAGCCATCACCAGCCTTCTTGTCGACGGTCGTGCGCACCGGTGCGTTGAAGTTTGTTCGGACAGCGCCGTTCGATTTGCCGAAGCCCATCGCCGGCCAAATCGGAAACCCAGCTTGTTTGAGCTCCCGACAGGCGTGATAAACCGCCTCGGTCCGCCAGCCGGCGTCAACAAGCGTTTGATCGATCGAGACCGTTGCGCCATCCAAGGTGGCGTAAGGCGATTGTCGCAAGGCCTCCATCCGGGCCTGGATCGCCCGAGCGATGGCCACATCGACGCCCTCGTCAGATCCCACAACCGTCCCGTGCACCTCTTCAACGCCGTAGTCGATCGTGTAACCCGTGGCGTCCGGCCGCCAAGCTCTGACCACCCAGTGAAGAGCTACCTTGCGGCAATCGATCGCGTGGGTGAGAACCGTACAGCCTGGGGGGATCAGCTTGCGAGGGTATCCACTGCATTGCGTTTGGACGCGATGGGCCGTGATCCCCGACTCTATTGGCCCGGTTTCCTCGGGCGGATCGTTCTGATATTCGCAATCGAAATGCTCCCTACCACGGTCTGCGATCACATTGTAGGCGTGCTGAATCGCGGATATTTCCAATTGAGATCCATCGGGCAGCCTGTCGGCTACATACCGCGTTGGATTGGTCACCACGGCGCCGCGATCCATCGCCTCGCGGTGTTCAAGGTAGAATGCGTGTGCGCCGCGGGCGTGCTCGTCATCAGCTTGCTGATTGGCCTCGCGCTGGGCCATGTAGTCATCCCATAGATCCCCACGGTCGGGCCATTTTTCAATCATACGGAAGCGGCGGCCTTTCCAGCTTGAGCGCTGCTTGCGGTCGGTGTACTTCGCCGACAAGCAGCTTCGCCTCATCAATGTCGTAAGCATCACTCGCGCTAGACGTTTGTCAGGACCGCCTAGCCCGGCAAGATCCTGTTCGATCGTTAGCTCGCGGGTGCGCGTTTGTGTCTCGCTCATGACGCTCTCGCGCGTTTCTGGATCGTCTACAATTACAAGGTCGGGCCTCAGCGATCCCACTCTGATACCACGAATCGCCGCATCAAGCCCGCGCGTCATGATTATTGCTCCAGAGGCCTCCGATCTCGCTACGGTGGGCAGCACAATGTGGTCAGTTGCCCATTTGAGGTGGGTTCGACATCCGTTGACTGTCTGCATGCCAGCGCGCTGCGGCGCCCCTTGAAGTGATTGGATTGGGTAGCAAACGCGAGGGAAGTCAGCGCCCAACAACTCGTTTCGTTCGAATGCCGCCTTAATGTTCGCCAGGATCCGCCTCGCATCTTCACCCGTAGCGGCTGCAATGATCGGAAAGCGAACTAGGCCGAGTAAGACGCAGTAGATGACAACGCCCTCCGTGATAGCCGTTTTTCCCTCGCCTCGAGGAGCTGCGATAGCTTGGTCTCCGCCATACTTTGCAGCGTTGAGAATCGCCTCGGCCATTTGGCGGCGCTGTGCGGTCCAGTCGCCAGAGAACCTGCTGGGGAAGTACGTCCTCAGAAAACGAAACAGATCGCGCTTGCAGCTGGCTCGCCGCTTGTAGTTCGCAACGCAAGGAATCTGAAGATCGCGGGCGCCTTGGCGAACGGAGCGTTTCCGCTCAGCATCCCGCTTGCGCTCATTGTTCTCACGCTCTCCACTGTCGGTAATCCTATCAACACGTCTCAGCAGCTTTCGAAGCGCATCGGCTTTCTTTCGAATTTCCTCAACGTTGGTCATTTGCGGGCGAACGTGCGCTGCTCTTGTAAACGCGTGGAGTTGGGAATTCTCTAACTTCCTTCCCGTCGAGAAGCGTTCCCATTTCCGTCCTGTAAGACGCGGACTGCTTGTGAAAAAAGGCAACGCCGCGTGCGCTGCATCGATCACGCATGTCGCGTGCCCACTGCTTATCTTCGGGTCTGTGTCTGGGTCCAGACTCGCCGCCGTAGATCACCCAATCAATCCCATTCAGATCCAGTTTATCCAGCGGCCCAAGCGCTGGCTCATAGCTCACAAAGCGCACAACCGCTGGAATGGTGCATAGAAAATCGGCGCGATGAACCCATTCGTTGTTTTCGATCGATGTTCCCAGCCACACGTTGGCCCAACCGGAGCCCCAATCGTTCGGCAATCCTTTCAATATCCGTTCGGGCCGCTTCGTGAGAATTTGAAAAGTTAGCCAGGAACAACGCCGGATCGTCTCAAATACACGTGGTCGCGTTCGATTGGCGATTGGGTGATCCTCGAACACATCGCACAAGGACGCGCAGAACACTTTGCGCGGCATACCGTTCGCCTGCGCGTCGCGGTTCCATCGTTCTGGCTTGCGCCAGTTGGCTACGCTCGTAACCTGGCGCGGTCGTCGGCCCCACAGTCGCAAGCCCATACGATCCCTGGTGAGACGCTCGGCGTAGCAGTTGGCGCACCCAGGCGAGACCTTTTTGCATCCCATCCAGGGATTCCAGGTGTGATCGGTCCAGGCAATAATGGTTGTGCGGGACATGCTCTGATCTCCTTGACAGATCGAGTGTGTTCTGGGCCGGCGGCCACAACCGCCGGCCGTTTCTGTCCCTATTGTATTATGTAACCTCTTCTCTCGCAACGAGTTGCGGCTTTATTCCGTAGGCAGCCGCTCGCTCTATTGCCACGGCTGCCCACTTTGCTTCTTTTTCGATTCCAGTCCAGTGTCGGCCCGTTTGTTCGCACGCAATAAGGCCGGCGCCGCTTCCCGCAAACGGGTCCACGATCCGCTTTTGTGGAAATCCATCCATCATCCTGCAAAACAGTTCGGAGCTCTTTCCGTGGCCATGTTGCGTGGCATATTCCTGTTCAGTGCGGATTACGCTTCCATAATCCGTCGTCGGCTTGCGCCATCCCGTTTTTGCCTCGCCATCGGCGAGGGTTAGAATGTGCGCGTGATACATGATTGGCAAAGACGTCGTTGGGAGTTTTCGCGGCTGCCTGTGTAGCCAAATGCGATCACACCGAACGTCAAACGCGGAACCAAGCTGAAAGGCCAATTTGTCCGCGGCCAAAACGCACGCGAGTGGCCCACACCATTGAAGCAGAGCACTGCAAGTTGTGGCGTCAATTTCGTAGGGCGGATCGGTTACCGTTAGTTCCCACGCACGTTCGCCCTTCAGTCCGTGGATAAGGCTAATGTCGGTAGAATCTCCGCAAACCAACAGATGCTCCCCGAGTTGCCAGCGTTGACCGCAGCGCACGTTCCATTTCTTAGCTAGAGCGTTGGCCTTTTTGCTATCGGTGGGAACGCCCTTTTGTGCTTTCGTGGTGTTCTCGGCGGGCGTCGAAGGTGTGAGAGAGTCGAGCAGTTGCGCCAATTCGTCTGTGCCTGCGTCGATATTCGTTAGCAGATCGTTCAACTTTGCCGCATCCGTCTCCGCCATGGCGGCCAGCGGATCGTGAAGAGCCAGTAATTTCGCCGCTTCGCTTTCCGATAAATCGGTTACTAGCACAGGTATCTTTGCAGTGCCGCTTTGATCAGCCCGCAAGTGGCCATCGATTAGCTCGAATGATCCATCCGCGCATTCCCTAACCAAAAGGGCATCGGCAAACCCAATCTCTGCCAGAACTGCGCGCAGCGCGCTGCGCTGTTCTTTAGGATGACGCCGCCAATTGCGCGGGTTGGGGCGCAGTTCAGAGGCAGCTACGCGTTGAAGCGACTTGATTCTATCGCGAATCTTCATTGAATGGAGCAGCTCAGCATGAACAGCTGGACGGACGGACTGTGTCTCGAAAACACAACCTCACGGTGGGAAAC